GAGCGTATAGGCGAGCTGGTTGAGCGTGGCCTTGTTCTCGATCGCGCCGCTGGTCTGGATCTTGGTGGCCTGCCCGTGGACGCTCTCGCTGGAAGTCTCGGCGGTCCCGGTGAAACTGACATCCTTCGCCGTGGCGATATGGACCAGCGCCGAGGTGTCGACATCGACATACGCGAGCTCGACCACGTCGTTCTCGGCAATGCCGGTATACTTGACGAAGTCCGTGCCGGTTGCCTCTGTCGCCCATACTCCGGCTGATACCTGTTCCTCGACCGCGAGCGGCGTCCGGACGTCCGAGACGACCTTGGCCGCCCAGACCGAGCCGTAATCGGCTGTCTTCGCGAGGGCGAACCCGCCTGCAGCAGCCTCACCTGCAGTAACCGTATGCGTTTCCGTCTTGTAGGTCCCGCCGGCGTACCAGCGGACCTCTGATCCCTGGGGGACATCTTCCGAAATGATATCGTCTGTCATCTTCAATCAGTCCTGTAGGTCACCATGAAGTCCATCGGCTTGTGGTAGTAGTCCGTCTGGTCTTCGCGGAACCTGCGTTCGCTTGAGAGTTTCATCCTCGAAATGTAGTGCACGACCCCGTTGACTGTCTGCGACAAGGGGGTCTTCTTCAGGTCCGGGGCGTGCAGGGCCGCCTTGACGGCAGCCGCGAGTTGTTCGACTTCCTTGGGGTCCTTGATCCCGTTGACTTCCTGCGGGTTGCTGTAGCAGGAGACCTGGACCCGTGCGGTCGAGAGGTCCGGGACATCATCGTCCGGGACGTCGTCGACAAGGGTAATCCGGAGGGCCGGCAGGACCGGGTCCGTGTACGGGAGGGAGTCGGGGTAGATCCGATCGCCTGCGATCGCGCTCACTCCCGAATTGGCTTTGAGCAGCTCCAGGATGCAGGTCGCAATATGGGTCATGACCGCACGACGCCCCCGATGCCGTTCTTGATCCGAGTGAGGACCTTTGGCCGGCCCTCATCCCATGCCGGGCGGAGGAATGGTTGGGCTCTTATGCCGCGGGTGTACCGGAAGCCCGGCTTACCTTTACGGCCGGCATACCGGAAGACCCAGGGGGTTTTCCGGCCCTTGCCATTCTCGGCATAGAGCCCGGTCCCGAACTCGACATAGATACCATATTTGAGGCTGGTGCCGGTCCGGACGCCGTCGACAAGGTCTTCCGTGTGGATCTCCCTGCGGAGCGTGCCGGTGTCATGGGCGCACTTCTGCTTTGCCGGGTTCTGGACGAACTCGACCATGCCGGCCTTCGCCTCGGCCCGGAGGATCCGGGGGGTGTCCATCTTGATGCGGTCGAGTTTCGCGAGGAGGTGGTCCATGCCTTCGACTTTCATGGAGGTGGGCATCAGGATCCTCCTGTGAGCCGGATCCAGATCCAGTTGCCAATGATCGCCACCCCTGTTGATAGAGTAATGGCAATACCTACGAGGGTGCTTTGGAACTGCTCCAGCTTTGACACCCGCCCACACAGGCCGCCCTGCCCATCCTCTCCATACATGGCTTTCCTGAGCGAGGCGTTGGCTTCGATGACGCCATCCATTTTCACATTCAGCTCAACCAGGAGGTCATGATCGCTGAGGTCCTCGGTTTTCAATTGACCGCCTCCAGCTCGACGCTCACATGCGAGACCGTGGCTGCAGCTGCCTCATAGACCTGCTTGGGAGAGACCGCCCGGTACTTCCGGGCGAACCCGGTGTTGCTGCCGGTGATCTCGTCGCCTTCATAGACGACCGTGCCGGTAGGGAGCAGGACCTTCGCGAGGTTCTGGAACCGCTGCCCGGATTCGAGGTCGACCTTCGTGGACCTTGGCCCGACAAACCTGCAGGCGACTCCTGACTGCGTGGCAGCCACTACGATCGGGACGCCCTGGGAAAGGGCATCGGTCGGTGCTGCAGTGCTGGCCGCGGATCCGGTGGCGCTGGTGATGGTCTCCCCGGACGAGAAGGTGCCGGTGAGGACCACATACTGGAGGTAGGTTGCGCCCACGGCATAGACTGTGCCGGTGGCATGTGAGGTGCCGCCGGTGATGGTCTGGCCGACCATGAACGTGCCGGTCGTGGCCCCGATTGCAATCTGCTTGACGTTCTTTCCAAGCCTGCTGACGATGGTGCAGGTGTGGATGAGGAAGACTGCGGGGAGGACCATTACCTGCACCTCGTGGTTCTCACGCGAGACGCACGGATGCCGGACCCGTTTACCGATGCGATGTATGCGGCGATCGCATCCTCGGCTTTGCCTTCCGCGGCCACGGCCTCTGTCTCCGGCTGGACGCTGAAAGAGATATCCCCGCCAAGGTTCAGCGACCCCGGCCTGCTGAGCTCATGAGACTGCCGGCGCTTGACCTTCGCGATAGTGAGCTGGATGGATGCGACGTTGAGATCGTCGTTTGCCCCGGTGGGCGCGGTGAGGCCCTTACGGCGGAGGATGCCGGCAATCTCCTTGTCGCTCTGTGTGATCATGGAGGTGATGTCGGCGGTGGTGACGGTGCCGTGGCTCGTGCCGATCTCCAGCTCGACTTCAGTGTAGGTACAATATGCCATCGGTCTCCTCCCGATCTCGTTCCAGCCTGCCTTTTATGGCGCCCTCCCCGTCCTGGATCTCGAGGTACTCGATCTCCGCATCAGTCAGGGTGCTGCTGTCCAGCTCGCCGGCGTTCTTGTCCCGTTCATACGTCCGGGTGAGATACTTGCCGCAGTTCTGCGTGCTTAAAACCATGAGGGACTGTCTCCCTCTGGTTTACGCTCCGCCGTATTCGACGCGGCCGATCGCATTGGCGAGCCCGTACTGGCAGGCAACACGCATGGAGACCTTACCGCCCGCGAGGTCGCGGAGCGGGTCGCGGTAGTCCTCGACAAAGAGGTCCTGCCTCATGCCGATGTATCCGACCTTCCGACTGTCGAAGAGGCACATTCCGATGTAGCCGTCTGTCGGTGCGCCCCAGGTGTATGATGCCGAGGCGGTCGGTGCTGACGTAGTGGTCAGGTCAACCCCGCATTCAAACGGCCGGCATCCGAGGATCATCGGGAGCAGGCCCGTGCGCATCTGTTCCTGCGCAACCGGGTTGTAGGCGATCGGGGTGTAGTCCTTGAAGATGTAAGTCTCGACCTGCGGGTGGTAGATGAACCGGTCGGCCTGGAACCCATCAGCCTTGATGAGTGCCTTGCATTCCCGGATGGCAGCGGCACCACCGAGAGCGGCGACAGCGGCGTTGATATCGTACTCGTTCCCTGCGTTGTCGAGAAGGACCTGCAGCATCCACTGGTTGAGGGTATTCTCGCACGCCTGGCCAGCTGCTGCAACTTCCTGCTCAATGACTGCGAAGAGCGAGTCGTCGACCATCTCCTTGGTACAGAGCGGAATCTCTCCGATCTTCTTCGCGGTCCATGTGCGGGCAGTGTATGCCTGGTTCTTGACCGTGTATTCCGAACCCTCCTTCACGAACGGTGCATACCTGCCGGAATCCCCAATGTTGATCTGCATTGCGTTGGCGTTCATCGGGATGATGGGGATCGCGTCCCGCATGCACCGGGCGGGCTGGGCGCCATCCATAATCGTCCGATTGATCTCGGTCTGGATCAGCGTGGTGGATTCGACTGCCTCCGAAAGGAGCAGTTCACGGGCGGGCTTGATCTTGCCGTCTGCACCCTCGATCATATACCGTGTGCCTGTCGCCCGCTCGAATGCCGACAGGTCGCGGGAGATGATGGTGTTCTGGAGGCGTTTCTGCTCGGAAGAGTCCTGGTTGAATCCGGCCTCAAGAGCCCTGATAAGTAACTGTGTCATGGTTTTCGGTCCCTCCTTAGCTCGCCAGCGTGTGCTGCGGGCTGGTCAGAATGATGATCTTCACCTTCGATCCGACCGTGGCTGCTCCGAGAGTAGAGTCTTCAAGGGTCTTACCGATGGGCGCGGTTGACTGTGCGTCCTGCGTGGCGGCATGGGATCCGATTGCGGGGTCATACTCAATGACCGTGCCGGCAACGGCTCCGACCATGACCCAGTGGCCCGCGTCAATCGCGGAGTCATCAGCTGCCATCGTGACGGTCACGATTGAGCCGTCCATTGCAACAGTAACGTCCTGTCCGGTGGTTGCGGAATTGAGGGCGACACCAACGACCGCTCCTGTCGAGGTAGTTGCCGGATGAACGGTGCCGCTGACGCCGGTGTCGGCAAAGGCGACGACCTGATCCATCAGGATCGTTGCGCCAGCCTTGAAGGTCCGTGTCGGACCGGTGGGTCGTTCTGGTTTCGGGTCGAATGCGACAAACGTTGTGGCTGTCATGTTACTGGCCTCCGATAGTGCCCTTCTTCCTGTCTACGGGGACGTAGAATTCCGGCAGGGCTTCGAGTTCCTTGCCTCCAGCGGCGCCGGTCTTAACGGTGCCGTCTTTCTCCAGGGCATCAACCCGGGCCACGAGGGCCTTGATCGCTGCCGGAAGAGCTGCAAGCTCCTTGATCTGCCCGGGGAGTTCGGCGAGTTCCTTCGGGATCTCTGCCTTCGGTGCCTCCGCGGGCTTCTGCGATGCCTTGACCGCTTCGAGCTCTTTCATGATGGGCTCGGTTGCGGCCTTCACAGCGGCGGTAATGGCCGCTTCGAGTTCCTT